GCGCTGGCCGCGTGCGCGTTTGGTCTTGGTAAGAGTTTTTTTGTAGGGCAGCACATGCAAGAAGAAATATCCCACCGCGAAATTTATGAACGCCTCAAGACCGTCGAGCTGAAGGTGGACAAGATCGAGTCAAACACCAAGGACATGGTGGGCGCATTCCAGGCAGCCCAAGGCGCTTTCACCGTGCTGGAGTGGCTGGCCAAAGTTGCCAAGCCGATGCTGGTGGTGGGGGTCTTTCTCGCTGCAATAGCAACCGCCTGGACCAACATCAAGATCAAGTGAGACAACATGCCACAAGCACCCGCCTTCAACCGCTCCAAGAACTTTCTGGACAACAACCCAGACCGCACAGACCACGCGGCGCTGAATGACGAGCTTGACCGTGCGGCCGAGAGCATCAACGCACTGCGCACCAATCAAGCCCTTTTGCAGTCTGATGACGGCACGCTGAAGAATGCGATTGTCAGCATCGCTTCGCTGTCCACTGAGGTGCTGAACCTGATGACCGGCACCGATGTGCTGACCATCGAAGGCCCCGAGGGCCCGGTGGGCGCGTCATTCAATGCCGACTACAAAGGACTGGAAAGCGAACGATCCACGTTTGCAGGGCAGCCCAAAGGGTTTTCTTTCTTGGCCATCGACACCGGCCTGCTTTATTTCAAGTTGTCGGCCACGTCGGGCAACTGGTCAACCGGTTACCAGTTTGGCCGTGGCGAGAAAGGCGACGATGGCGCGCCTGGAACACCCGGCACCAACGGCACCAACGGCACCAACGGCCTGATCACGTCGGTTGATACCGCTGCCAAGACCGTCGGCCTGATTGGCAAAACCGCTCTGAACATCACGGCATCCGTCGTGTCTGGTCAGCTCATCCTCAACGTGACTACGGTGTAAGCCATGAACGGACTTAGCGAACGCCACCGCACCCTGGGCGACCTGATGACCGAGCTGCGCGCCCGGCTGGGTTTCGTCACGCAGGGCAGCGCCAGCAAGAACAACGACACCGTGATCAAGAGCTTCCTGCAAGAAGCCCACGACTACGTTTTCAGCGAGCTGCAGCCGCCTGCCCAGCGCAAAAAAACCATCATCCAGTTGGAAGCAGGCTCCTACCTGTACGACTGGCACAACGACGCCGAGGACGAGGACATCGACCCCGGCCTGGTCAAGTCGGTATGGCTCAAGGAATCGGACACGATCCGCACGCCACTGACTCAAGGCATCACCGAAAACGACCGCAGCCTGGACACGATCCGCCAGCAGCCCGAGAAGTACGACCACCTGAATGGCCAGATCGAACTCTGGCCCATTCCTGACCAGCGCTATGAGCTGATCGTGGAGTACCTGGCCGACAAAAACCGCTTCGACCGCGCCAGTGATCGCCCCAGCGTGCCGGATCGCCTGGTGTTCTTGTATGCCCTGGCCACAGCCAAGGCGCACTACCGCCACCCAGACGCACAGCCAGCGGCCGTGACCTTCCAGAACATGCTCACCAAAGAAAAGATGAAGCAGAAGGAAAACCGCCGATTCTTCGCCGCCACCGACACACGCGGCGAAAGCCAAGTGGTGCGCACCGCCAATGGCGGCTACACACTCAGGAGCTGATCGTGTCCCAGATCACCTTCGACCGCTTCGACTTGGGCATTGACCTGCGCAAGGGTGCATCCGTATCGGACGCCAACCGCCTGCGCGAAATGAAAAACGCCTATGTCACCACCGGCCTGGCCACGCAAAAGCGGCCCGGCCTGGTAAAGGTGGCAGACCTGGAAGCAGGCACCAAAGGCTTGTTTGCCGCCTTCGGCAAGCTGCACACGTTTTATGGCAGCGGCACCATCACCCACGCCAATTCCCTGTTCCAAGCCAACAAGGTGGAGTTTTCTGGCGGGGCTCAGGCCGTGACCGACGTGCCTTATGCCGACGTGTTCAATTCGTTCATCTACTGCGCGGTGCAGTACGCCAGCGGCGCGGTGGAGCATCACTACCTGGACGGATCACCGGCCACGCACATTGCAGACGCCAACTGTCCAGACACCAAGGCCGTGATCAAGCTGGCCAGCAAGATTTTTGCGGCTGGCGCTGGCAGCGGCGACGTGGTGCGCTTTTGCAAGACCGGCAACCCGCGCGACTGGACCACGGCCAACGATGCCGGGTTCTTGCCCACCGGGCTGAACTCGCGCGGCGACCGCTCTACCAACGCCCTGGGCATCTACCAGAGCAAGCTGGTGGCACTGTCCAAGGATGGCGCGCAAGTGTGGACCGTGGACCCGGACCCCACCAACATGAAGCTGGACACCATCGTGGAGAACGTCGGTACCAGTTTCCCGCGCACCGTGTCCAACGTAGCCGGTGACCTGTATTTCCTGAGCGACTACGGGTTCCGCTCCATCACCACGCTGCAACTGACCAACAACCTGGCCGACGTGGATGTGGGCTCGCCCATTGACGCCCTGGTGCGACCCGAGACCAAGGTGGCCGGAGTCAACCCGCGCAGCTTCTATTTCTACGGTACCGGCCAGTACGTGTGCGCCATTGGCAACCGCCTGTTCGTCTATTCGATCAGCCGCAGCGCCAAGATCGCGGCCTGGAGTCAGTATTTCCTGAGCAAGAGCGTGGACGCCTTCGCAGAACTTGGCCAGGAGCTTTACATCCGGTCCGGTGATTCGGTTTACAAGCTGGATGAAGCAGTCAGCACGGACGACGGCACGCAGTTTGAAGTCCTGATTGACCTGCCTTACATGAACTTCAAGACGCCCGGCATGCTCAAGCGCATCACCGGGGCCGACGTGGTGGTGGATGGACGTTGCGAGTTTTCCGTGGGCTTCGACGTGCGCGACCCGGACGCCTTCACCCCAGCGGTGAAAGTCAAGGGCAACACCCGACCAGGCGGAATGATTCCGGTGGAGTGCACCGGTACCGAATTCGCCCTGCGCTTTCGCAACTTCGACAACAAGCCGTTCCGCGTTGACGCGGTGACGATTTATTACGACGTGCTGGGGCCGGTGTGAATTTACGCATGGCCACCCCTGACGACCTGCCCGCCATCGTGGTGCTGGGCCGGGTCATGCACGATGAATCGAGCTTCGCCCCCATGGACTACGACGTGGACCGCGTGAAGGAAACGATCAGCGACCTGATGAACAAAAGTCAGTTTGTGGTGGTGGCTGAGGATACAAATGGGGAAGTGATCGGCGGCATGGCGGGCATGGTGACGCAAAGCTGGTTCGGCAATGACATGGTGGCCAACGACTTGGCCCTGTTTGTCCACCCGGACCATCGCGGCAGCCTGTTGGTGGTGCGGCTGGTCAAGGCATTCGTGCACTGGGCCAAGTTGGCCGGTGCAAAACAAATTCGGCCTGGTGTGGTGTCTGGAAGCAGAACCGCCGAGGCCTTGTATGACCGACTGGGCTTCACGCGATGCGGGGCCACGTTTTGTATGGAAGGAGTCTGATATGGGCGGCGGTGGTGGTGGTGATCCAGGGGCAGCAGCCCGAGAGCAAGAGGCAGCCCGTCAGGCGCGCATCCAAGCGGCAACGGCTGAAATCAATGCGATCTTCAACAACCAAGTGAAGAAGACGCGGCAAGTTGCAAACCCGGCAAGGGTGAACAACGGCAGCATGTTTGAAGGCCTGCTTGATCAGCTTCAGCCGGAAACAATCACCGAGGAATACTGGGAAGCAGGCGACCCGGCCAACTCGCGCGACAAGCTGTATGCCGACCAGAAAACGGCGGTCTATGACCTGAACAAGCGCGAAGTGGACCGCCAGGCAGCCGAGGCCGAGCGCGTCAACCGCTTTGGCCTGGCTCGCACCGGCCTGTTGGGCGGATCGGTCAACGTGGACAGCGTGGCCGACCTGGACCGTCGCACCAATGAAGGCCTGATGCGCGCGGGCGGCATTGCCGACCAGGCAGCGGCCGACCTGAAGACGCAGGACGAACGCACCCGCTCCAACCTGATTAGCCTGGCTCAGTCCGGCATCGACACCGGCACGGCGGCACAGCAGGCACTCAAGGGCCTGGAAGTCAACTCAGCGAACGCCGCATCGGCGCGCGCTGGCTCCACCGTCGGACGCCTTTTCGATGACTTGAGCCAGGCGTATCTGGCCAACCAGGTCAACCAAGGCCGACAAACCGGCATGCAATACGGCCAGGAATGGACGGGCGTGTCTTCACCACGCACGACCTACCAAGGTCAATGATTTAAGGAGGTGAGACTGTGGACCCATTCACCATAGCGGCCCTCGTCGCGGCAGTCGCCGGGGCGGGGATGCAATACAAAGCATCGACCGATGCACAAGAGCGCCAGCAGCGTGAAATCGCGGCCAGCCTGGAATCCCAGCGCAAGCTGCAGATGGAAGCCGAGGCCAAAGCCATGGGAACGGCTAAGACCTACGAAACGCCCAAGCGCGCGGCCGAGCAGGAACAACTGGCGGCCGACATCGAGCAGTCGCTGATACAGCCCGTGAGCGAAAGCCAGGCGATCCGCGCCCAGCAAAGCACAACGCAAGGCAACGTGTCGGGCGACTACACGACCGCCAAAGCCAAGAGCGACCTGGAGACCGTCAAGCAAGCCGAGCAACTGGCCCGCTTGCTGGGCAAGACCACCAGCGCCGGACGCCTGCGCATGAACGA